CATTTAAACGTACTGAATGATGCGGTCACGACTGAATATTTCCAACGGGACATGTCTAGTCAGCTAACCGCTAGAAGTAATAGGCGATTTAATTTTAGAGTTGTTAAGTGGCCGAAAACTGGCAAGAAAGCTGGTAAAGACATGGAAGGTGGCGAAATTTCTGTAGATGAGTTGAACGACTCCCGTGAGCGTCATGAGGTCATTGAACTTGACCAGGATTGATGAATCGCAAAGAAATACGCGAAAGAGTAGAAACAGCATTACAGGATGAAGAAAACAGACATTGGAGCGACCGTGAAATAAACAGGTTTATCGACGATGCCCTTATTGAATTTACAAGGATTGCGAGACATCCACAGGTTGAAGGAGATGCCACCAATCCGGGTAGTACGACAAGCCTTGGAGAGGCGACCAAAACAGGTACGCTCTCAGTTGACGGTAAGACCGCTACAATAACTTTTTCTAGTCCCCATGGTTATTCAGAGGGAGATGCTCTTGTTGTATCTGGAGCAGGACCTACTGAATACAATGGTCCCTTCAATATACTTGTCCCGTCTACAACAACTATCACTTACAAAGTGAACTTCGGTTCTGCTGTAAGCGATTCTTCCGTTTCTGTTTTCAGAATCGGTCCTACCTATACAATCCCATCTACAATAGCAGAGATTAATTCTGTCAGCATAAATGGCAGAGAGCTCGCTATATACACAGAATCCCAACTCAATGCTGCCGCATCTAGTCGTGGGTCAAGACATTACAATCTTGAGTCAAGCATGGGGTTCCATCCAAATGCTTTCTCATCAGCCGTAAACAACGTAGACAACACACCGAAATGGCGAGAACAGCACGGGCCAATAGAAGCAGTTATATTTAACAATCGCACATCTTCTACGTTCAGGATATATCCTTTACCAAAGGCTGACATTGATTTATATGAAGACAAAGATGCAACAGCCAAGGTTTTTCTGAAATTAAAAATAAGAGGTGTTCCAAAAGCAACTGGCCTAGCAACCGATACAACAGAGCCAGCAGTCAATCTTTACTGGCATGAAGCACTTGTGTTCGGAACTATAGAAAGATGCTGGATGAAAGAAGGAAAGGTGCAGAACGTAGAAAAAGCACAGATGTATCGTGGCAAGTTTTTAGAGCAGGCTCAGTTGGCTTTGAGACAAGAGGGTATGAGTAGTGGCTCAATATCAGAGGGAAGAAACCGAGGGTCCATGGTTGTGAATAGATATTTGTGAGCTTTATAGATGGAGATTACAGGGACTACATGAAGACATGCGATAATCCAGAGTGTGAATGCCCACAATGCACATGCAATCCTTGTTATTGTACAAAAGAAAATCCCTGTGGATGCAACAAAGGAACAATACCTTTTTCTGTTTTGACTGAATTAAGAGGGGGACAGTAATGTCGGCTGGATACTACGATATAGAAATAGAACAAGGTGCTAACTGGGCTCTTAATGTAAACTATGAAGACACAGAAGGTGTTACACTAGACCTGTCTGTATATGCTTCTGCTGAGATGAAGATAAAAGACTCAACAGAATCATCTGATGCTTATGTAACACTAAACACGGGGAATGGCAGAATAGCATTAGCCCAGACAGATCCTAATATAAGTTTAAGTTTATCTGGTACAGAAACAGGATCTTTAGATTTTGACCATGCTGTTTATGATTTAGAAATTGTGGCTGGTACGGGGGAGGTCACCAAAATTATTCGTGGAGTCGTAAAACTTATAAGAGAAGTAACTAAGTAATGGCCGCAAATAAAGTCACAGTCAAAACCCCAGGTCCCGCTGGTGTAGCTGGATTAAACTGGGAGGGCTCTTGGGCAACAGCCACAGCCTATCAATATAGGGATGTAGTCCTTTTTTCAAATGGAGGATTATATTTTTGTGATGTCTCTCATACGAGTGGTTCTATAACACCAGCCAACCCAGTTGATGGTGGAGTAACACACTGGACTGTATTTATACCAGCCGGTGATGCTATGAACTGGGCTATCACAGCAAAGCATACCCAGATAACCGATTCAATGGGGAACCAAGGTTATTCCTCATTGCATTATTCACAAAAGGCTCAGGACTGGGCGGTTCTTACAACCGATGCAGTCACTAATGATGCTAACGGTTCAGATGTTGGTTACAGCGCAAAATCTTGGGCTATTGGTGGAACAGAGGTAACAGGAACAGCTTCTCGTGGTGCGGCTAAAGAATGGGCAACATTGACCTCTGGAGCGGTTGATACATCAGGCCATTCTTCTAAAGCATGGGCTGTAGGAGGCACTGGTGTCTCAGGCACCGCAAGCAAAGGTGCATCTAAAGAGTGGGCGACGAAAACAAATGGGTCTGTAGATACTGCTGATCATTCCTCAAAAGCTTGGGCAATAGGCGGATCTGGTGTAACAACTACTGCAAACAAGGGTGCGGCAAAAGAGTGGGCTACTACCACAGGTGGAGCGGTTGATACCAGCGAGTATTCTGCGAAAGAATATGCTCTTGGGACGACTGCAACCAGTTCAAAATCATACGCACTCAAAGTTGATGGAGCGGTAACAGGCACAGACTTTAGTTCAAAGGCTTGGGCTGTTGGAGGAACAAATGTAACAACTACCGCTAGTAGGGGAGCCGCCAAAGAGTGGGCAACAACAACTGGTGGTGCTGTTGACACAAGTGAGTATTCAGCTAAAGAATGGGCTATTGGAACTACTGTCCCATCTGGTTCATCTAAAGAGTGGGCTACCAACGCAGGAAGCGCACAGGTTGCAAGTGGGCAGGGATATTCCGCCAAAGCATACGCACAGGATGACTCTAACAATATAGGCTCGGCAAAAGACTGGGCTGTAAAAGCAGGATCAGCGCAGGTTGCATCTTCAGACTATTCTGCCAAAGCCTGGGCTCAAAACACAGCAAACAATATTGGATCAGCGAAGGATTGGGCTACTAAAACAAATGCAATCGTAGCGTCGTCTGATGGTTCAGCTAAAGCATGGGCGATTGGTGGTACAGGTGTTACAGACACATCATCTAAAGGTGCTGCCAAGGAATGGGCGACTGAAACTTCTGGAACCGTTGATACATCTGAATATTCAGCCAAAGAATATGCACAAGGGACACAGGGATCTACTGGAGGATCTTCCAAGTCTTGGGCTCAGGATGCTGATCAGGTAAACGGAGCAGGCACAAACGACAGATCAGCAAAGGCATGGGCGCAAGGAGCGTCTATGACAGGGTCTACATTAGGCGGTGCCTCTAAAGACTGGGCACAATACACCAGTGGCACGGTAGACGGATCAACTTATTCATCAAAAGAATTCGCTCAAGGAACCCAAGGAGGTACAGGGGGCTCATCTAAAAACTGGGCACAACAAGTTGGTGCTGATGTTACGGGTGCAAGCTCGGGTGATAAATCTGCAAGATCATGGGCGGTGGAAACTGGAGGCACAGCACCAGCCGATGGTTCAGCCAAAGAATGGGCTACGGTAACAGGGTCTGCCGTTGCTAGTTCAGAATACTCTGCAAAGGAATACGCTCAGGGAACAACCGCTACTGGTGGCTCTGCTAAAGAATGGGCACAGGACACGAGTGCGGCAGTTGACACCACATTCTCTGCAAAAGAATATGCTCAAGGCTCTCAGTCTGGAACGGGTGGATCTGCAAAGAATTGGGCAACCCAGTTTAACGCTGATGTAACAGGAGCTTCTGCTGGTGACATGTCTGCGAAAGAGTGGGCTGTTGGAGTTCTGGGAAGAGGCCAGTCAGGAGAGGGCTCTTCAAAAGATTGGGCCACTTATACCGCAGGTACTGTTGATAATTCTGGGTACTCTGCTCTCTATCACGCAAACGCAGCCTCTGCATCTGCAATAGCCGCTAAGAATTCTGCGGCGGCAGTATCACAGGTTTACGATAATTTTGCTGATACCTATCTCGGGTCAATGGCTGATGGGGCCACAGCATCTAGTGGTTCTGCCAACGGTACCTGGGCTAAAAATTCTTCAAGCATAACATTAGCAAGTACATCAGGAACAATAGAAGTAGGCCAAGAGGTTACTGGCACAGGAATACCCGCAGATGCAAATATTCTATCTATTGATGGTTCAACTATTGTTATAAGTGAAAACATGGCGGCTGCGGGCTCTGGCGTGTCTTTGACATTTACAGGCCATGGAGTATATGGAGCATTTAACGGAACAAAAGACGGACCTGGAACAGACAACGATGGTGATGCTTTAACCACAGGAATGTTGTATTTCAACACCACCGACAACGAGATGAGAATCTACGATGGTGGTAACTGGATTGCAGCTTCTGCGGCTGGATCTGCTTCATTTGTAGAGTACAAATATGTAGCAAGTGGAGGGCAAACCACATTTACCGGGACTGATGCAAACGGAGCGACTTTAAGTTATACGGTTAGTAACGTACATGTCTTTTTAAATGGTGTCAGGCTTGATGCTTCAGACATGACAGCAACCAATGGAACATCAATTGTTCTTGGTTCTGGAGCGGTTGCTAGTGACGAGCTAGTAATAATAGCTTGGAAATCTTTCCAAGCTGCCGATGCAGTTTCAGCATCAGCCGGGGGAACATTCAATGGCAACATTACTATCGCAGGAGATTTGCGAGTAAATGGTGGTGAATTCTTTGATGCTAATGGTGCAGAGCTAATTAAGATTACATCAACAAGTAGTGCAGTAAATGAATTCACATTAGCCAATGCCGCAACAGGAAATGCCCCAACAATTTCTGTCACGGGTGACGACACAAACATTGATTTAACTCTCAGCCCAAAAGGTTCTGGTGAGGTAAATATATCCAAGGTGGATATAGATGGTGGAGCCATTGATGGTGTAACCATAGGGACCAATAGCGTAGTTACTGATTTACGAGTAGATAATCTAAAACTAGATGGGAATAGTGTTACCTCAACAAACACTGATGGTAATATAGACCTAACACCAAATGGAAACGGTGAAGTAAATATCTCTAAAGTAGACATCAATGGGGGAACACTGGGAGGTATTACTATTGATGGTAATTGGACCGCAGCTTCTCAGACTTGTGCAAACCTTGGAACTGTTACTACCGCAGATATTAATGGTGGAACTATTGATGGGGTTACGATTGGCACAAATTCCGTAGTTACTGATCTCCGTGTAGATAATCTCAAGATTGATGGTAGTGGTATATATTCAACTAATTCTCATGGTGACATTGGTTTAATTCCAGATGGTAATGGGGAAGTAGACATAACAAGAGTTAATATCCATGCGGGAGTTATTGACAACACCGATATAACGGTGGGGACCAATAGAACAATAAATACCTCAAATGGGACTCTTACAACTTCAGCAACCCAAAAGCAAGATATTGTTGATGGTGCCACAGATTTTAATGTTGCCGGGGGAACCTTTACAACATCTTCGGCACAAAAACAGGGTATTGTTGATGGAGCCAATATTGAGGGGACAGCAGTCAAATCTACTGGTGAATCTGGTGGTACAAAGTTTCTTCGAGAAGACGGTGATAATAGTTGTAGTTGGCAAGCTATACCTAGTGCATTACCAGCAGGAATGATCGCTCCTTTTGGAATGAACTCAGCACCTTCAGGGTGGTTAGTTTGCGATGGTAGTGCAGTATCCAGAAGCACTTACTCTGATTTGTTTTCTGCTATTTCAACAACTTGGGGATCAGGTAACGGCTCTTCCACTTTTAATGTGCCAGATTTAGAAGGTGCTTTTCTTAGAGGTACTGGATCGCACAACTCTAATAATATGGCAAACGGAAGTGACTTCGCTGGGCCGAGTGTAGGTTCTTTTGAAAATGATCAGGTTCAGCAAATGAATCACCGTCATGCGGGTGCTATGGCAGCAGGTTCAGGTTACAACAAGTTTTACGGTAACGGAGGTGTAAGGCATTGGGTCAGTGCAAGTGTGCAGTCGGAAAGTTACGGTAGTCCTAGAAGAGGTGATGAAACAAGACCTTTTAACGCAGGTGTTAAGTATTGCATTAAATACTGAGGAATTATGAAAGCTTGGAATATAAAAAACGGTCATGAGAGGAATAGGCAAGTAGATCCTTTAGAGGGTGGTTATTTAATGCCAAAAAACTGTACTGATGTAAAACCCCCATCATTTAATAAAGATACTCATATAGCGAAATTTGATGGTAGCAAATGGACTATTGAAGAGATACCAGAAGAGCCAAAAGAATTTGAAGGCAAACCGATATATACACCAGAAGAAGCTGCGGCATTAACTCCTGAATATCAGCAAAAAAGATTAGCTGAATACGGGATGCTTGATGAACAAATGGAATTCCTTACAGAGAATGGTTTGGAAGCTTGGCAAGAAAAAGTAAAACTTATTAAAAAGAAATATCCAAAGCCCGAATGACTGATTTCATAGAAGTATCTGACAACCTTATTTCCGAAGAATTTTGCAATAAATTTGTAGAATACTTTGAATTGTTAAAGAGTCATGATTTAACAAGAACCGCACAATCCGATTCAAATTTAAGTGGGTTAGAGCGTGAAGATAAATCGTTATTCTTGCCTAATGATGTACTAAAAACCTTTGATTCTGAGTTGTTTCCAATTGAGTTCACAAATCAGTATATGAAACTTTTAAATAGCAGAATAGAAGACTATTTAAAAAAATACCCCAAAGGTGCTACAGAGGGTCTTTACTGCCCCATCATAAAGATTCATCAAGTAGAAGAATCTGAGGGTTATCATGAATGGCATTGCGAATCATTTAATCGTACTACTATGGATAGGCATTGTGTTTTTATGACCTATTTAGAAGAGCCAGAATCGGGTGGTGAAACAGAATTTCTATATCAGAAAAAAAGGATAGAGCCTGTTAAGGGGAGAACAGTAATATGGCCTTGCGGCTTTACTCACATTCACAGAGGAAACCCTGTTCTAAAGGGCAGGAAAACTTATATAACCGGTTGGTATTCATTTAAATAAAAGGAGATTATGGCATACGCGCACGAAGCAACAATGGTGGCTCAAGAACATGCACTGTTTCACTTTGTAGAGTGGGGCATGGTTATAGGAGTTGGTATTGCTGTTTATTTTATATACAAAGGATTTAAGAGAATCTAAATGAGTAGAGCAAGAGAAGTTGCAGACTTAGGTCAAGTAACATCGACACCTGCTGAGCTTAATAAGTTAGACGGATACACGGGTGATCATACTGACTTAAATTATGCTAAAGATTTAAAAGCAAGCGGTGTAACGGCAACTGAGTTTGATAAGCTAGATGGTTTCACAGGTGATGCTAATGACCTCAACTACGCCAAGGATTTAAGGGCTACAGGTGTAACGTCTACCGAGTATGGAAGATTAGATAATGTAGGATCAAACTTACAGACTCAGATAAATGCAAAGCAATCAACCATTACAACAGGCATTAGTAATACCAATGTCTTAGCTGCTAACGCAAACGTGGCTGATGATGATTTCTTGCGTGTAGACGGAACAGCAATAGAAGGAAGAACTGCCTCAGAAACCTTGAGTGATATTGGAGCCCAGTCTGCTTCTACTTTGGTCGGTATGATTGCTCCTTTTGCTCACTCTTCTACGCCCACAGGTTTTCTGGCATGTAATGGAGCCGCAGTGTCCAGGTCTACATACTCAGCTTTGTTCAGTGCTATAGGCACAACCTGGGGTGGGGGAGATGGATCTTCTACTTTCAACGTGCCTGATTTAAGAGGTGCTATTCTAAGGGGAACTGGGACAGCAGGAGTTGATAGTGATTATACTGGTCCTAATGTAGGTGCCTACCAAGATGATGAAAATGCTTCACATGATCATAGTGCAGGAGCATCAACTTCAACCTCTGTTTCTGGTTCTACAAACACAACTGGAAATCATAATCACACTTTTAACTATCAAGGAGCTATAGCAGGAGCAGCAGGTTATCCTTATCATACAAGTGGAGGGTCAGCAAATAGAACCTACACAGTAACGACAAGTGGTAATCATAGTCACTCCGTAAGTGTGTCTGCTTCTTCGTCAACTAGCGTAAGCATTTCTAACCAAGGTGGAACTGAGGTGAGAATGTACAACAGGGGTGTATCATATTTCATAAGGTTTTAATATGGCAAAAAGCAAAAAAGTTTGGATTGCAAACAACGGCTTTGAGGATATTGCCTGGGAGTCCCCATTGGAACCAGGAGTTTTCCACATGCCTGCTAATACTGTAGAGACGAAGCCTCCCAAATTTGACCCAGCTAAAAAGACATGTAAATGGGATGGAGGTAAATGGGTGCTTGCAGACATTGTCAAAGTGCCAACCCCTGAAGTAAAACAGCCTCCTATGCCTGATAAGCCAGAAATTCCTGAGCAAGAAAAAGCAGAGGATGAACATGGAGAACATAAACATGGTGACCTCGAAGAGTTTGAAGAAACTTATGAATTTAAAAGGGCGTTAGAATACGGACTACCGCATGAGCAATTAGAATACATTACAGAAAACGGTCTGGAGGCTTGGAAGAAAAGAGTCGCTGATATTAAGAAGAAATATCCCAAGCCATGAAGCACTTAGTTTTTATATTACCCTTATTTATCCTTATATCGTGTTCTAACGAAAAGATTATTCATGTTAGGCCTAAATACTCAGGGGACCACACAACAGCACAAATACGAGGGATGTGGCATATCTGCTATCAAAGCAGGATGAAGTCAGCACCACATTTTCCACCCCCCTTCCACATGGAACATTGTGATTGTGTGATTGACAAAAGCAGGGAAGCATACTCCTCTAAATTTTATAAAGGGGCAGACACAGACAATTTGACTCGTTTTTTTACTGAAGCATCAATAGCTTGTGACCAAAGATCAACACAGGCAATGCCGGAGCCAGCATCGATATGAGTGGACATCACAAAGGAATGACAAACCCGGCAGATGCGGAATACTACAACTACCCAGCAACACCTGAAGCCATGCCAGAAGTAAGCACATTATATCAGATGGTGATGGACCTGGGCATACCAGCCTGTGTGATCATCGCTGCATTTTGGTTCATTCGCTATCAAAGTGAATTAGCCAAGTCCGAGAGGGCAGAATTTTGGAAAAAAGATGAAGAGCATGATGCTCGGTTGCTCGACATGATCGAGAAAAGCAGTGATGCGATACTACAGATTAAACTAGC